ATCCATTACAGGAGACTCAGATGGGTATGCAAACAGATGTCCTTGCTAGTAAGGTCCGCACTGATGCAGGTCAGTTGTTGGACCAGAATAGCCTCGTTATTGGCCGTGCCCGTGTAAAGGCGATCTACATCGTTCCTGATTCGGGTGCCGGTACCGTTACGTTTATTGACGGTGGCGCAAGCGGTGCTACCAAAATCGTCGTCAACACCAAGGCAAGTTCGACTGCGGCGGATTACATCCTGATGCCGGGTGAGGGTCTGCTTTTCCAGACCAACATCTACATCATTCCGTCAGCCGTGGTTTCAACGATGGTGATCTATGGCTAAGTCTCCGGCTTGGCAGCGCAAAGAAGGCAAAAATCCTGCTGGCGGCTTAAATGCCAAAGGCCGGGCTTCGTATAACGCAGCCAACCCCGGTAAGCCGGGGCTGAAACGTCCGCAGCCGGAAGGTGGCGCTCGTAAGAAATCATTCTGCGCGAGAATGTCGGGAATGAAGAAAAAGCTGACAAGCGCAAAAACAGCCAATGATCCCAACAGTCGTATCAACAAGTCCCTCAGAGCATGGAACTGTTGAAATGGAAATGTTGGTTTGGAACATGGTTCTTACGGGAATCGTGGCCGTTTTGGGTTTTGTTGTGAAAGAGAAGTTTGCCGAACTTCAACGGTTGGGCATTCTCCTCAATAAGACCCGAGAAGAAGTGGCTCGTGATCATGTTACTCGTGCAGAAGTCCGAGCCGATGCCCAGATGCTCCTCGACCGGCTTGACCGGCTGGAGCAGAAGATAGACAGATTGGTGAATCACAATGCCAAGCAAGTCTAAAGCACAGCGTAACCTTATGGCCGCTGCCGCACATAACCCAGCCTTTGCTAAAAAAGTTGGCGTTCCGATGAAAGTAGCGAAGGAATTTAATAAGGCCGACAAGGGCCGCAAATTCAGGAGTAATTCCAAATGATGAAGCGAAATATGGCTGATATGGCTGGCCGCGCTATGAAAGGTCGTACGGATGACAAGATGGGTCGAGCAATGATGGCTTCCCCTCGTCCGGTTCGCGGCGGCGTTATGACCGCTAAAAAAGGCGGCATGATGAAGTCCAAGGGTAACGGCAGTTCCGCTTCCAAACGGGCTGACGGCGTTGCTCACAAGGGCAAGACCAAGGGCAAAATGGTCAAGATGCGCTACGGCGGAGAATGCTAATGAGCAGCGGCCCAAAAACTCGCGGATCGTATGGTCCTACCAGCCCTCGTGGTCAGGCTGCGGCTCAAAAGCAGGCTGCCGCTATTCAAGCCGTCAAAGATCAAGACATGGCTAAGAAGATGCGCGAGGCTTATGAGAACTTCCAGAAGAGTCCCGAGGCTGACACTATCGGCATGAAGAGCGGTGGTATGCCTGACCTGACGGGTGACGGTAAGGTTACTCGTGCTGACGTTTTGAAAGGCCGTGGTGTCTTCAAAAAGGGCGGTGCCGTTAAGTCTTCCGCTTCCAAGCGTGCTGACGGTATTGCTCAGCGCGGTAAAACACGAGGTAAATTTGTATGAAACACAAAATGAAAAAGTATGCTGAAGGCGGCATGACCGACGAAGAAAAGTACGGAAAGGTCGGCGCTGAAATTCGCAGACTTGATCCAGAAGCGTACAAAAATCGTACTGATAAGTCTGCCGCAGCAAATATGAAGTTGTTAAGAGAACTGCGGGAAAAAAGCAAAGAACCTTCGTCTCGTAGCATGTCAACTAAAGAGTTTATGGAAGGTACAAAAAAACGAGGGTTTGACGTAAGTTCTCCTAGCAGTGATTCACCTTCGCGTAAAATGTCAACTAAAGAGTTTATGGAGGGTACGAAGAAGCGTGGCTTTAACGTAAGTTCTCCAAAAGCGGCAGATAGTGATACCCCTGCTCGTACAATATCGGCTAAAGAGTTTATGGAAGGCACGAAAAAGCGCGGCTTTAACGTGAGTGCTCCAAGAGCAGCAGATAGCGATACTCCGGCTCGTAGAATGTCGGTTGATGATTTTATTAAAGGTATGAAAAAGGGTGGAGTAGCCCGTTCTTCCGCTTCCAAGCGTGCTGATGGCTGCGCTGTTCGTGGCAAGACAAAGGGACGGATGGTCTGATGATGCCCTCCCGAGGCATGGGCGCGATTGCTAAAAACAAAGTCCCTAGGGCCAAACGCCGTGGGGATAGCAAGCCTGTGATAGGGACGGGTAAACCCATCCGCACTTTTAAGGAAGGCGGCGAGAGCAAGGTCAACGAGGCTGGTAACTACTCCAAGCCCGGTATGCGTAAGAAGTTATTTGAGTCAATCAAGGCTTCGGCAACGCAAGGCACGGGAGCAGGGCAGTGGAGCGCAAGAAAAGCGCAGTTACTGGCTAAGCGGTACAAAGAAAAAGGCGGCGGGTATAAGTCATGAAGGCTCCGCAGCAGTCACTAAAGGCATGGACTGCCCAAAAATGGAGAACGAAGAGTGGTAAACGATCTTCTGACACGGGTGAAAGGTATCTACCAGAGGCTGCGATTAAAGCTCTCAGCCCTGCTGAATACGCCCGAACCACCGCCGCCAAGCGCAAAGGAAAAGCCCAAGGCAAGCAGTTCGTCGCGCAGCCCAAAGGTATCTCGCAAAAAACCCGTGCGTATCGTCAAAGGGGTAAGTAAGTGACGCTTGGAGATTTTCTCAAAGCCCGACTTGACGCTGCGGCAGAAGCTCGGCGTATTGAAGGGGGATCGCCTGCTAAAGAAGTTGCTGGTAAATCTATTGGCAAGTACGGCCTTTTCTACATCACTTTGATTGTGGTGATTGGGGTCGTTTCTAGTCTTCAGTTGGATAACGAGAAAATCGCTGCCGTTATGGGTTTGCTTGGCGCGTCTTTGACCGCGTTAATCTCCATGCTGAATAACATCGCTGGAGCAAGTGATAAGGTAGAAGAAAAGCCCGAGTTTGCTGTCATCAGAGAACTTATTGCCAAACTCGATAAACTGGATCGGAAAGAAATGCCGATGCGAGTGGACGTTGAGGGCGATCATGTCACTGTCACCAAGGGTGACGACGTAGTGACAGCGAGGAAGTAATGGTAGACAAGACTACAGCTACGACAGACTTCAACCTCGACCTTAATACAATTATTGAGGAGGCCTTCGAGCGTTGTGGTGCTGAACTGCGTACGGGATACGACTTCCGTACGTCAAAGCGTAGTCTTGCCCTGCTCCTGATGGATTGGGCTAATCGGGGTATCAACCTCTGGACGCTAGAGGAAGGTACCAAGACGCTGACCTACAACGTCGGCACGTACGACCTGCCGGTAGATACGGTGGACCTGCTTGATCACGTGATCCGCACTGGGTCTGGTCAAAACCAGCAGGACATCAACATCTCACGTATCTCGTCCAGTACGTACGTATCTATCCCAAACAAGAACGCGACGGGTCGCCCGATTCAGATTTGGATCAATCGACGTACGGGAGCCACGGCTGCTGACGGTACTATCGTTTATCCGCAGTTCACTGTATGGCCGAAGCCAGACAACTCGACTACATGGATTCTGTATTACACCCGCCTGCGTCGGATGTTTGATCCCGGCACGGGCGTGAACGGACAGGACATTCCGTTTCGGTTTTTGCCCTGCATGGTGGCAGGTCTGGCTTATATGCTGTCGATGAAGATTCCGGGTGCGGCTGAACGCACGCAAATCCTGAAAGCCCAGTACGACGAGGCTTGGGACTTGGCGGCTGGCGAGGATCGGGAAAAGGCGGCGGTGCGGTTTGTTCCACGTGAGAGCTTCTTGGGTGGCTACTAATGCCAAACAGGTTCGCAAGTGGCAAACACGCGATTGCGATGTGCGACCGGTGCGGGTTTCAGTACAAACTGCGCCAGTTAAAGTCGATTGTGGTGAAGACCAAGAACGTGAACATCTTGGTCTGTCCGGAGTGCTGGGAGCCTGACCAACCCCAGTTGTCTCTTGGTCTGTATCCTGTGGATGACCCGCAGGCTCTACGGAACCCGAGACCGGATACGAGTTATTTTGCGGTCGGTAATGACGGTGCCAATGGTAGCCGTCAGATACAATGGGGCTGGGCACCCGTGGGCGGTGCCAGAGCGGATGATGCCGGACTGACGCCTAATGATTTAGCGCCGTTCGGTGAAGTAGGAACGGTGACGGTCGTTACGACCTAGGAGACTGAGATGGCTATGACTTTGAAGGAACACGCCAAACTTCCGGCGAGCGAGGCTCACGGCAAGAACGCTAAAGGCTTTCGTGCTGGTGGCAAGACCAACAGCGACATGAAGAAGTACGGTCGCGGCATGGCGAAAGTCATGAATCAACGTAAGCCGATGCGCGGCTCTTCGGGTCCGAGGTAAGCGCCATGAAAGAACTGAATCCCGGCAAGATCAGGCCGAACACCGACTCGACGGGGCGTAATGGCTACCCGGAGAAGGATGTGAACAAGGGCGTCACCCACATGGATATGAAGGGTGCTGGTGCTGCGACGAAGGGTAAGAAGTTCGTGTCACAGATCAACCTTGAGAACAACGCTAAATACAGGTCTGGCTGGTCCCCGTGAATTACACGCAGCTTTCTACACTGATTCAGGATTACTGTGAGTCCACGGAGCAAAGCTTTGTGGCTAATATCCCGACTTTTGTGCAGTTAGCTGAAGAGCGGATTTACAACTCCGTTCAAATCCCGGCCATCCGTAAGAACGTCACGGGAACAATGACGAATACTTTCCCGTACTTCCAGTTGCCCTCGGATTGGCTCTCGACGTTTTCGCTGGCCGTGATTGACCCGATCACGGGCGAGTACGAGTACCTGCTGAATAAGGATGTGAACTACATCCGCGCTGCGTATCCGCCGCCGAATAGTTATGGCAAGCCCAAGTACTACGCGATCTGGGACGACAACACCATGATCCTTGGGCCGACTCCCGATCAGGCATATACGGCTGAACTGCATTACTACTATTACCCGGCGTCTATCGTGAACGTAGGTAATACGTGGTTGA